ACATTGAAAGGAGTTGTTCATATGAAGAAAGTTATCTTAATTTCCGGAAAAATAAACTGTGGAAAAAACCAATTTGCCGACTATCTTACAAAAGAATTACAAGCTAAAGGTTTAAAAGTTGATCACGACCTTTTTGCGCGATCTCTTAAAGATGGATGTAAAGAGGATTTTCGAAAACTAACTAGTGTTTTAAAAGATATAGCTAGTGAAATTAAGGCTAAAGTTGGAGTGTTTGTAGATAATCGTGAAATTATGCTTAATCCTTCAGTTATGACAAATATTGAAAATTCTATTGATAAACTTTTAATTGAAGATAAAAATTGGTACGAAGACAAGACAGATATTACTCGAAATATTCTTCAGCTTTATGGTACAGAAATATTTCGTAAAAGAGTGGATGAAGAGTGGTGGGTTAAGCAATTAAGAAATAGAGCCATAAAATCTGAAAGCGATGCTATTATTGTAACCGATGCTCGCTTTCCAAATGAAATTATTGGTATAAGTGACGATAATTTTAATGTTCATTATGAAACATTAGCCATTAGAATAGAAAGAAATATAAATACTCAGGAGCAGATTGCCGCTCATGATTCCGAAACGGCATTAGATAACTGGAATGAATGGAATTATGTAGTTGAAAACAACGGAACTCTTGAGAATTTAAAAGCATCTGCGGCAGTTATTTCGCAATGGATAACTGAAAAAACAGAGGAAAAGATAGACGGACTTTTTACAAGACAAAGTAAGGAGACAATAAAATGGGAGCGTTCACTGATTTCGTAAAACAAAAGCTTAATGAAGATGTTAAAAAAGTTTCAAGCAATCTTCTTAAGAATATTATCGATGTTATTAAAGAATATGTTGTGACAGAATATGACCTGTCTGACGATGAAAAAATGCAAATTATTAATAACATGGAAATTGGTATTGAAGAACATGATAAAGGAGTTGTTGGTAAGGGTCCAAGATTTATTGCTACTTCAAATTACAATGAAAGCGAAGGTGAATCGACTCCAGTTGAAATTGTTATTGAGATTGTAACCGAAAAGATTGGTCAAAAAGATTCTGTGGAACCTGCTGAAGAACCAGATATTCCGGACGAAGAAATGGAAGAACCAACCGGAGAAGAAGAATAATGAGCTTTCAAAAATATATCAAAGAAAGTAAACAAGAACATGTTATTCGCGCCACCGCTCTGGCCGACGAAGCTATGGCAATGCTTCAACAAGCATCTGCCAAGTTAGAAGAAGCACAAAAAGCATGGGAAGATACGGGAAATCAAACGGATGCTTTTAGACACTTTAAAATGGCTGTGGACGAAGTGATTTCTACAGACCACGGAGAAGCTGGACTTCAGGCGGCAATTAACAGCCTATATGATGAGATTGAAGCACCACAATAGGATGAGAAGGAATTATCATGGATTTCGTACATCACTACGTTGCTGAACAAAAAAAGTTTCCAGCTGATATGCGAATCCACAATACCGGCAAGAAAAAGTTTAGGGGTTACTGCCCGTAAGATATAAGGAGTTGAAATGGTTAAAAAGTCTATAACCGTAAATGATGTATGTAATTTATTAAATGAAATGTTGCAACTAGATTACACATGTGTACATGACTTAGTATTGAATCGTACTAAATGTAATGAGGATGTTGCAAACCATCCGACAATACAAGTTAGTGTACTTCAAAATAAATCTACTTCTACTGTTGGTTTGCTTGGTTTGTTTAATGGGCTATTTGGTATTCGTGAAGATGGTTTTGGCCCAGTTTGTATGGTTACTGAAAACGGAAAAATTATAGAATTCAAACCAACGCCCAAAAATATAATATAGACCGCGCGTACTATATATAGGAACATATCAATTTAACCGATTAAATAATTATTTTCAAAAAAGACCTTGACAAACCGGCCGGAATGGTGTATATTATGTTTAAACGATGGCGAGATAGGGCAAAGAGGAAAGGAATCAAATTCTCTGTTCTTACAGTCAACGAATCAGAAGTCAAGATTCTTGGATTGTTCAAAATCAAGCGTAGGAAAAAAAGAAGAAAAAAAGGTTGACAATCTCGCAAGAATATGTTATATTATCTATAAATAGTTTTGAACATAGCATAGGGTATAGGTCAGAATCTTGCTGGGTCTCATAAACCTGGGTAAAGTCGGTGCGACTCCGGCCTAATGCAACCAAACAAAAAGGACGTAAAACGACTCACAGGGATGCCTAGCAACCCACAGAGTAAAAGGACACATTATGAGTTTCTCAACTATCTGTTCCAAACAATTTAGACATAAGCAAGCGATACAGAGTATGTACGCCTTGCCCGTGGTCTATCTCTGGATTGGTAAAAATACAGATAGTCCAGAAGGAGGCGGAAAAACCTGACTCATATAAGATAGCGTAAAATATCTAAGGGAGTCAGGCGAAAGTTTGACTCCCTTTTTTGTTGTACTTTGTTCTTTGACATTTCGGGAAACTGGCATAAGCACATTGTTGCGAAAGCAACTGAATGTACGAATGTTACTCCTTATCGGTCAGTAAGTGACGAACGGACGCATGTGCCGCTTAGGATCTGAAAACCAGTGGAGATTAACATATAGGCGACACCTGCCATCTGATTGACGATTAAGAATACGCCCGCGGTGGCGGAAACGGTCTTAATAATAGGAAAAGTGGTGTGACTATCCGGTGAGAGAATCGGACTTTTTTTGGGTGGTTCGTCTAATACTAATAGGACACCGGCTTTAGTCGGCCGGAGAAGGTGAGGATAACACCACCACCCACACTTTTTAATGCCCTCGTTCCAGTAGTCCGGTCGAACTGTCCAGACTCTTAATCTGGTTGACGAAAGTCACATCGCAGGTTCAAATCCTGCCGGGGGTACCAATTTACTTTTGACGGGTAGAAGGCGAATATCGGTTGGTCGCACCGGTCTGTAAAACCGTTCTTGGGAAACTGAGCGTTGGGGGTCCAACTCCCTCTCTGCCCACCAAAAGTAAATTGACAAACAAGAATTATAGGTCTATGGTGTAGTGGCAACATGGCTGACTCCAAATCAGCAGACTAGGGTTCGATTCCTTATGGGCCTGCCAAAGTTTCGGGATGGTCGGATAAACTAAAGTCCTCTGGTCACTCAGATCAGAAGTGAAGGCGAAACCCCTTCCCATCCTACCAATTTTTTGAATCACTTAGGTATGGCGATGGTGGTGATACCCAAGCAAGTAAGTCAATAAAGTCGACGGACAAACGACTGAAAATGCGAAGTAAACGCACCCACTGGGACATATGGTGACGACGGTCGCCGTTCCTAAGTGATTTAGAGGTACCAAGATAATTAGTTGTAGGGTCTGTCGGGATGGACGCTGGATTGTCACTCCAGAAAAGCCGGTTCGACTCCGGTTGCAACTGCCAAATAATAATGCCTCCGAAGCATTAAGGTGATGCACCAGACTTTTAATCTGGGGAACAGGGATCATTACCCTGCGGGGGTACCAAGTTTCGCGGTTCTGTGGCCGAGTTGGGCGATGGCAGTAGACCGTTAATCTACCGAGAGAAATCTCCATCGTGGGTTCAAATCCTACCGGGACCGCCAAAAATTAAGGGTCAGAAGCTTAATCTGGTCAAGCGGCAGTCTGTTAAACTGTTGTTCGTGTGGGTTCAAATCCCACCTGGCCCTCCAAAGAAATTATGCCACATTCGCCTAGCGGTCAATGGCACCTGTCTTCCAAACAGGAATACCGTGAGTTCGACTCTCACATGTGGCACCAAATATATTGGGATATCGTCTAGAGGCTAAGGACATTCGGCTCTGACCCGAAAAACCAAGGTTCGAATCCTTGTGTCCCAACCAAATTCGAAATAAGCGGGAGACGGGTGTTCGAATCGCCCAGTGCTATCAAAGCTTAATATGGGTCTTAAAAGTTCGCGCGAAATTAAGACCACTTTCATGGGTCGCGAACCGGAAAAAGTAAAACATATTGAGTGTGCGCTTCGTCTAGGGGTCAGGATCCCCGCGAATATATGGTGAACGTAGCAGGTAATTGGTATCCTACTTGACTGTGAATCAAGCGCGAAAGCCGTTGCGGGTTCGAATCCCGTCGTTCACCCCAAATTAATCGCGTAGTGGCCAAGTCTCTGGAAAGGCTCCGGTTTTGGACACCGGGAAATCGTAGGTTCAAATCCTACCTACGCGACCAAATTAAAGGCATAGGGGCGTGACTAAAGAGGATGAATAACTCAGCCCCATCATCTGGACGTAGCACAGGTTGGTTGTTGCGCTCGGTTCGGGGCCGAGAACACGGTGGTTCGAATCCACTCGTCCAGACCAAATTTAAGTTCCCGTGGCCGAGTCTGGTTTCAGGCGGGTGGTTGCAACCCACTGGCGACGAAAGTCTTGTAACGGGGGTTCGAATCCCTCCGGGAACTCCAATAAAGATATTAAGATATATAGGGGCGTAGTACAAAAGTAAGTGCGCTGCTCTGATAAGGCAGAAACGGTGGAGCGTTACCACCCGTCCCTACCAATTTTCTAAATGAAGTAAAAAAAGATTAAATTTGTATGCTCCCGTCGTCTAGTGGTAGGACGAGAGACCTTCAATCTCTAAAGCGTGGGTTCAATTCCCCGTGGGAGCATAAAACACGCGGCTCAAGCAATTGTGGTCAATGCGTTCGGTTGAAGCCCGAAATAACTCAGTTCGATTCTGAGGGGTCGCACCAATCTTACTTTGGGGGAGAAAGCAGTCCAAGAGACATAAGACTTCTCCCCCAGAGATTAGGATAAAATATAAATATAGGTATAATGACATTTACCTATATTTCAGGAGAGTTTTAAATGAAAGATTATAATGAATACCTTGATGGAGTATTAAAGGAAGAAGAAGATTGGGAGAAATATTATCAATTAACTACTCCAACAATGAGAACAGCTCTCAATGCTCCAGAAACAAAAGGGTTTTCTATAAGACCATTTGGTGGTGGAGATATGACATATCCAATGAGCAAAGAAAGAGCTATTGAATATGCTCAAAAAGAATACAAAGAAAATCTCAAATGGGCTGATAAATTTTATGAAATCCTCAAAAAATATGGTGAATTACCATCCAATTATCAGGATCCCAAGTGGAAAGAAGCTAGAAAGGATCTTGAGAATGCTGGATTTGAACTTTTTCATAATCCACCATATGTCATGACACTTTTAAGAATGCTTGCTGACCAAGGAAAAATTCAAGTAGCTGATAGAAGCTTTAATGGAAAAAAGCAACCAGACGGCAAGTGGTTTACAGATTATAGTATTATTGTCAAATAATGGCGTCGTAGGGTAGCGGTCTAATCCATCACCCTTTCAAGGTGAGAATCGCGAGTTCAAATCTCGTCGGCGCTACCAACGCTCCTTCATTCAATGGCTAGGATGCTTGGTTTTGAGCCAAGTCATGTAGGTTCGAATCCTACAGGAGCGACCATATCGGGTTGTAGCGTAGCCTGGTCACGCACATGCTTTGGGAGCATGGACACGGGGGTTCAAATCCCTCCAACCCGACCAATTTTTGGTGTGAGATGGACTTGCCACCTTACGGGGGTGTAGGCCGAAACAAGTGTACATAGTTGAGGCTGAGGCTAACCAAGCAATTTATGGTGCTTGACACAAGGCTCTCACACCTTTACAAAGTTTAATACTCAAGAAGGATGAGTTCAGCAACTACAAAAAAACCAAACCGTCAATTTGGAAAAAGATCATCCTGTGAGTTTTATGGGCCCGCATGTACCAAGGGGGCGACAGACGCTTGCAACGTCCGTGTGGCAGGTTCAATTCCTGTCGGGTCCACAAAATATGGGGGATTAGTTCAATCGGGAGAATCGAAGTCCTGCAAACTTCAGACAACGGATCGTAACCGTTATCCTCCACCAATTTTATTCCAGTCGGTAGGTTGGCATCTTGGGTCGGCTCATATCCGACCGTTAACAGGGTTCAATTCCCTGGGCTGGAACCAATATTTGTAGGTTTGAGTCAAGTGTACCGTTCCTACGATAAAACAAAAACGGGGCCATATGGGCTATGACAAGCAAGGGGCTGGGGAACTCTGGCAGAGTTTCTATGACGGGTTCAATTCCCGTATAGTCCACCAAATTTTTATTGCGGGGTCACGACAGTTAGCAACTGTTCTCGACTTGGCCAAGGTCACAACCATTGTGTGATAGTACCCCGCAACCATTTTGCGGAAGTTAGCCAAATATTGGTTCGTTGGGGCACTCTGCTAAAGTGTTCCGGTGCAAACCGGTGAGGGTTCGATTCCCTTGACTTCCGCCAGATTTCGCCTCTGTAGTTTAAATGGATAAAATAAGCGGTTTGTACCCGTTAGATCTCGGATCATACCCGAGCGGAGGCTTTAACTTAAAAATAATTTTTAATATTTTTTAGTTCAAAACTATAAATATTTCTAAAGGGAGGTATTTATGGTCTGTAAAAAATGTGGAAAAAAGTTCACTAAAAAATATAGTAAATGGAGCAATGGAGATTTTTGTAGTAAGTTTTGTGCTAGAGCTTTTGTAGGAAAACTAAATAAAGGAACCAAAATAGTTCAGTGTATGACTTGTGGAAAAGAAATTGAAGTTGATAAAAGAGCATCCGCTAACCGTTGTAAATGTGATAATTGTAAAACAAAATTTCGTAAGAAATATTATTATAAAAAATCAAAAAGATCTAAAAAACATAAGCTTATTAAAAGAATTTGTAAAGTGTGTGGAAGTATTAATTCAAATTGTTTGAGAAATGATATTTGTAAAAAATATCAAATATTTCCAGCACTTGTAAAATATTTTGGATTTGATAAAAGTAAAATTGGTACAGTTGAAGTATATGAAGAATTTGAGCGAATTAAAAATTTATTAGTAGAGGATTATTATGATAATGGGTTGAGTACTCCTGAAATGGCAAAAAAATATAATCATAAAGATGCCCCTAATTTTAATAAAATATTAAAAAGCATAGGAATTAAAACTAGAAATCTTAATGATGCTCAAATAAATTTTGTCTATCATCATGGAATTTCAGGTTTTTGTAATATTGACAAATATCCTTATAAACATGGTTGGCATACAACTTGGAACGGTAAAAAAGTCTTCTATAGAAGTTCTTATGAACTTGATTATGCTAAAAAACTAGATGAAAAACAAATTGATTATGAAATGGAAAAATTAAGAATACTTTATTGGGATTCTCGATTACAAAAACAAAGAGTAGCTATTCCTGATTTTTATATTAAAAAAGATAATTTAATAGTTGAAATAAAAAGTAGTTATACTTATGATGAACAAAATATGAAAGATAAATTTAAATCATATGAAAAACATGGATATAAAGTTAAATTAATATTAGAACATAAAATTTGCCACCTTGGGTGTGATGGTAGCACATGATCTTGGTAGGATCAAGGACTCAGTTCGATTCTGAAAGGTTGGCTCCATGCCCGTGTAGTTTAACGGAAAAACATCTGATCCGTACTCAGAAGATGGGGGTTCGACTCCTCTCATGGGCTCCAGATAAATACCCACGTAGTCCCAGTTGGCTTCTAACCAACTAAGGGTAATTTGGAACTGAAAATGTGGGTTCGACCCCCACCGTGGGTTCCACCTTGACAAAACAAAAGAAATATGATATAATATAAAAGAAAATATTGGAGAAAGAATGCCCAAAAGTGAATTGAAAATTCTAGAAGATGGAACCAAAGAATGGTTCCTTAACGGCAAACTCCACCGAGAAGATGGTCCGGCGATTGAAAGGTCGGATGGAACCAAAATATGGTACCTTAACGACAAAC